GCTATGCAGATAGCAAAAGACAAGGTTGAGGAAATCATCAATGTTATTGTTAACGGTGACGGTAACAATAATGCTGCCCCTGTCATTGAGTCGAGCGATCTGGTTGGAAATGCTACCACACTTACCGCTGAGGTGTTTTTGCGGTTCCTGATGGAATTTGAGGAATTTCCCTGCAACACTATAATCGCTGATAAGGCAGGATTTATCAACATTGTTTTAGCCGAACTTCCAAACCTTTCTGCTGCTGATGTATTAAAGATTTTAGCGCAAGGGACAAGCGTTGGCATAAATCTGACTGCTCCGCAAATGCCCTCTGGTGCTGTAAGGCTGTTCTGGCATAAGGATGTTGGTGCCAATAAAATTATTGGTATTAACAATCAGTTTGCCATTGAGCAGGTAACGGAAGCAGGCAGTGATATTTACGAAGCTGGCAAGTTTATTGAACGTCAAACAGAGATCCTTACATTATCCGAAACAAATGGATACGCTAAAGTGTTCAACGAAGCTACTAAAGTTCTTCATTTAGCGTAAGGGGGTAGTCCCTTATGGCAAATAGGATTTTAACAGAAGAGGGATGGCAAGGCCGAATCAGGAATTTACTGGGCATAGATTCGGCCTTTGTCCCTGATGATGATTTGGAACAACCGGACATTGTGGATGTTGCCGAAGCAAATATAATCGAGATCGTTCCCGGCTATGCTGATTTAACGGGCGATAAGAAAACTTATCTTGAATCTGCTACAGTTTGCGAGTGCGCTGTCCTTGTTTGTGATTCTATGCCTGCAAGATTACCGACAAAAGAATCCGGCCCCCATGCTACTTATGAATTAAGCATTGATTGGGCTAAAAAGAAGGCAGAATTGCAGGACAAGCGGGATGTTTACCTGTCCAAACTTATCGAGATGCCGAAAATGAAATATTTTACTACAAGCGGGTGATTTTATGAGTGGTTATGCAACTAAATACCTTCAATCAAAAGGGCAGGATTGCACTATTCTAAGATCACCCAAAGATATTTCTACTAAAATCAGTCTTGCAAGAGCAACAAAAGCAATCCGCATTTATGGTGCAAGAGAAGCTCACTGGCAAGGATTGATTTTATCTGATTCAGGGCTTGTTAGCGGTGATGTGTTTCAAGCTAATAATATGACCTTTATTGCACAATCCGTAAATAATGACCCTGCTTCTAATGAGCTTGCATGGTTTGGCGTGATAGTTAATGCG